CGGTCGTGTTTATCCATTTCAAGTTTTAGAACGTGAAGTCGGACGTTATAACGAAGAGTATGTTAAAACTAATCGTGCTCTTGGTGAGTTGGGTCATCCTGATGGTCCAACTGTCAACCTTGATAGAGTTTCCCACAGAATTACTTCGCTTAGAGCAGAAGGTAATAACTTCATGGGAAAAGCGCAAATCTTAGATACTCCTATGGGGAAGATTGCTAAATCTCTCTTAGGTGAAGGTGTACAACTTGGTGTATCTTCACGCGGAATGGGAAGTATTGATAAGCGTGAAAGTACCGCATATGTTATGGATGACTTTATGCTTGCTACGGCTGCAGACATTGTGGCAGATCCCTCTGCACCAGATGCTTTTGTCAATGGTATCATGGAAGGCAAAGAGTGGGTTTGGGATAATGGAATTCTTAAGGAGTCCCAAGTTGCTAAATATCAACGTCACATAGGCGAATCTACTCGCCAAAACCTAGAGGAGAGAACGCTTCAAGTGTTCCAAAACTTCCTCGCGGGTTTATAATTTAATAAATAAACTATAGATAATCATAAGATTTACGGAAGGACTCAAAATGTCAGACATGTTAAACGAAAAGTTTGAGGAGTTTCTGAGCGGTCAGCAAGTCGTTATGGAAGCGGGAGCACAGGATCCCATGCCTCGTGTATCTGCTTCAGTAATTCCTGGTACAGGCTCAGATCCCTCGGCAGTTTCGGGTGATCCTCAACAAAACGGCAGTGGTAAAGATCCAATGCCAACAGTACCTACATCAGTTGCACCTAATCAGTCACAGACTGATCTTGGCGGTTCACAGTCTGAACCACTTCATTCTAACAAAGAAGAAGGTGAAGATAATCCTGGTTCTAAAGCAGCAGCACCTGTCTCACAAGACGGTAGTGTTACTTCACCATCAGGTAAACCTGGTGATGAAGCAGGTGCCAATACACTTGGCGCAGAAATTGCTTACGGAACTAAGAAAGGTCCAAACGTATCTTATCCTATCAAACCAGCATTTGAAGAGCTGGATATGTCATCAGACATTAGTGCCCTCTTAGAAGGCACAGAACTCTCAGAAGAGTTCGCTGAGAAAGCAAAAACTATTTTTGAAGCTGCTGTCAAAGCGAAAATCTCTGAAGAGTATGACAAGCTTGTAGAGCATTTCGGTAAAGAATTAGAGAAGCAAGTAGAATCTGCTAATGCAGAACTCTCTGAGGAAGTTAACGGAACTGTAAACTACGCAGTCACACAATGGCTAGAAGAAAATCAAGTAGCTGTTGATCGTGGCATCAAAAATGAGATCACTGAAGACTTCATCGCAGGTCTCAAAGGTCTCTTTGAAGAACACTATATCGCTATCCCCGACGACAAAGTTGACGTGGTAGAAGGTATGGCTGAATCTATTCGTGAAATGGAAGAGCGCCTAGACGAACAGGTCAAGGCAAATGTGAAACTACAGAATCGTCTTAACGAGTCTGCCAAACTCAATATTCTGTCCACTGTGTCAGAAGGACTCGCAGATACTCAAAAAGAAAAACTCGCAGCACTTGCTGAGGGTCTAGAGTATGTAACTGAAGAAGATTTCTCTAAGAAAGTTAAAACTATCAAAGAGTCATACTTCAAGAATTCAGTTTCTACTCCCGCAGCAGAAGTTGCAGATGAAACTCCAGTTGAAGGATTAAGCGAAGAGGTAACACCAGCAATGGCACAATACCTCACCGCCCTGAATCGCTGGAAGTGATTATTATAAAACCTATTTTTAAATTCGGAGCAAAAAATGTTTAATGCACAAGCTCTGACAGAAAAGTGGGCACCTGTTCTAGGTCATGAAGGCTCTTCAGCCATCACAGACAACTATAGAAAAAGTGTTACCGCTGTTCTGTTAGAAAACCAAGAAAGATTCATGCGCGAAGAGCGCGGTATGCTTAACGAAGCAGGTGGATCAGCAGGTAATAATGCCGGAGCCATTGGTGGCAACGCCCTTTCAGGTTCAGGTCTAAGCACCCAAACTGGTGGTCTTGCTGGATTTGATCCTGTAATGATCAGCCTCATCCGTCGTGCAATGCCTAACCTCATTGCCTATGACATTTGTGGCGTTCAACCCATGTCTGGTCCTACTGGACTAATCTTCGCAATGAAGAGTCAGTATGAAGGTCGTGACGGTGTTGAAGCACTGTACAACGAACCCGACAGTGACTTCTCTGCAGGATTTGATGCAACCGCAAACGCATACGACACCGCTAACCCCGTTGCAGGAAGCAACCCCGGTCTTCTTAACGATTCAGGTACTTATGACCGTGGCGTTAAGCCCATGGCACGTGAGGACGCTGAGGCACTAGGAGAAAGCGGAAAACTATTCCGCGAGATGTCATTCAGCATTGAGAAGACTTCTGTGACTGCACAGTCCAGAGCTCTCAAAGCAGAATACACCTTGGAATTGGCACAAGACCTTAAGGCAATCCACGGTCTTGATGCTGAACAGGAACTTGCTAACATTCTGTCTAGCGAGATCCTTGCTGAGATCAACCGTGAAGTTGTTCGTACTGTGTACACCATCGCTAAGCCTGGTGCTCAGAACAACACTGCCAATGCTGGTCGCTTTGACCTAGACGTTGACTCCAACGGCAGATGGTCAGTTGAAAAATTCAAGGGACTTATGTTCCAAATTGAGCGCGATGCCAACGCAATCGCACAAGAGACTCGTAGAGGAAAGGGCAACTTCATCATCACTTCTGCTGATGTTGCTTCTGCTCTCGCGATGTCTGGTACTCTAGACTACACCTCAGGTCTAACTGGTGCTGGTGGTCCTTCCATCGGTGAAGTTGATGACACCGGTAACCTTCTAGTTGGAACCATGAACGGTCGCATTAAGGTCTTCGTTGATCCTTACTCTGCTAACGTTTCTAACTCCCACTACTACGTAGTTGGTTATAAGGGTACTTCCCCTTATGATTCGGGTCTGTTCTACTGCCCATACGTACCCCTCCAGATGGTCCGCTCAATCGGTCCTGACACCTTCCAGCCCAAGATTGGATTTAAGACCCGCTACGGCATGGTCGCTAACCCATTCGTTACTGCTGCTAACGGTACACCTGATGCTGAAGCACTTACCGCTTCACGTAACCAGTACTACCGTCGTGTATTGGTTCAGAACCTCATGTGATATCGTTACGATATCAACACAGGGACCCTGCGGGGTCCCTTTTTTTATGCTTAAATAGAAGTAGTATCTCTTAATTATTATGCCTCGTGGTAGCTTACATAAAACAGATATGCTTGCAAAGGTATATAAATTAAAGACAGAATTGTACAAGAAAGATACAAATTCTAATATGACAGGTCAGTGGTATGACGGTGCTCATGATTCCCTAGATAAGGTATTAGATATCATAAACGAATATTCGCAATGAATCAATCATTAGTATTATTATTATGCTTGTCTCCATTAGCAACAATCTTTATTATAATGAAACTTGTTGTTTGGATGTCCGCTGTAAACACTGAATCGGATTATGTTAGAAAAGAACCTTCACGAAAACGAGGACCATTCTTGGACAATCCATATGCAGACGTTGATGAAAAGGAAGAAGAATTTGGAGATCGCACAGATTATCAATGAAGCGATTAATGAATACTATTCGCTTCGTGGTTTACCAGTTCCGGAATGGAGACAGAAAAAAGATCCGGATTGGTGGACAGAATATTTAATTAGTTTAGGTCTTGATGCAGACAACCCATAAATACTAAGTAGCTTGGGAAGTTGACATGCCTGCAGAATGGTACAAAGAACAAATCGGTAACCGCAACTTTTTATCTCCAGTTGGTTTTAAACTGGATCTTGAAATTTTTCGTGGTGTAGATTTTTTCTGCCAGACAGCAAGTATTCCAGATATTTCAATGCCATTTGTTGAAGTTCCTACGCCATATAGAGGCGTAGCAATTGCTCCAAGTGGTGGAGTTAGTTATGGAGATTTAAATGTTCGGTTTATTATTGATGAAGAATTAATTAATTACCGTACAGTACATGATTGGATTACTGAATTTGGATTGGCAAATGGAAGATCGTCTGGTCCAGATGAATACTCATCAGCACGACTACACATTTTAACTTCATATAATAATGTAAATCATATTATTGATTTTAAAAATATTTTTCCAGTGTCATTGTCTGGAGTTCAATTTGATGCTACAGTAGGAGATGTTGAGTATCTACTTGCAGACGTAACGTTTAAGTATGAGAAATACACTATTTGCAATGAGAATTTACAACCTTTATGAATTTTGAAACCCTTCGTAATAAATTTGAAAAACTAAGAGAAGACTGGGCAGAAGATTCTGCAGTTGACTTTCAGTTTAAGAACAAACAGTATACCACAGATCTGGGACAACTCGCATTATCTATCCCTTTCCAACATAATAAATACTTAAACCACTACACTGACATTCAGCAGATCAAGACCTCGCTAGAATTTGAGATCCGCAAACTGGTAAAAAATAAGCGTGAGTATTACTCAGGCGAAGCAGATGCTAAGACCTATGCTGCTAAACCATTTGGATCAAGCATTAAGACTTCAGAAAAAATGAGAACATACCTTGAGGCAGATGAGGATATCATCAACCTTGAGGCAAAAATTAAATATCTAGACCAGATGCTTTACTGGATAGATCAAGTTATGCGTCAAATTTCTAATAGAGGTTTCCAGGTCAAGAGTGCAATTGAGTGGGAAAAATTCGTCAATGGACAATAATGAAATTCGGTAATCCTCTAGTTAAATTTAAATTAAATGATCACGATCTTTCAATAATTGAAAATGCAATTGTAGAAAATAATCTTGAAGAAGGTGAGGCAAGTAATCAAGATTTAAGAAAATGTAAAATTAATTGGATTGAAAATCGCGAAGTTAGAGCTCTGTTGCTAACTCTTTGCCATCAAGTAAATGTAGATGCAGAATGGAATCTCCAAATTTTAGGAGGTGAAGGTATTCAATATACTCTTTATAACGAAGGAGATCATTATGATTGGCATATTGATGCACAAGGACTTTTAAAATCTCAACAAATGGGTATGTGTTCAGACAGTCCTATTAGAAAAATAAGTCTTACCGTATTTTTAAATGATCCAGAAGAGTATGAAGGTGGTGAACTAGAACTAGAACTCTTCGGACCCTTAACCAAAGAAAGAAGTGTAAAATTTAAAGAACCTAAAGGAACGGTTATATTTTTTCCTTCGGATACTTGGCATAAAGTTAATCCAATAACATCAGGAGTTAGAAAATCTTTAGTCTCTTGGTTTGGTGGCGGACCTTATGTCTAATTTAATTATTAAGAAGAAAAACGAAGTATATATTACTATCCATTCTGAAGAACCCCATGTGCATCAGGAGCTCTCAGATTATTTTTCGTTTGAAGTTCCTGAAGCAAAGTTCCTGAAGAAGAACCCCAGATACAAATACTGGGATGGAACTATCCGTCTGTACTCTCCTGGTACAGGAGACCTTTATGGTGGTCTGATGAAGCACCTACAGGTGTGGGCAGGTGAACGCCAGTACAATATTGAGTACGAAAAAAATGACTGGTATGGAGATGTTAAGGAAACAAATGATTTTGTTTCCTACGCAGGCATTGAAACATTCATGAATAAAATTACACGATCTGAAATTAAACCAAGAGTGTATCAGTATCGTGCTGTATATGAAGCAATTAAAAATAATAGGAAGCTCTTACTTTCTCCTACGGGGTCTGGAAAGTCTTTGATGATCTATTCCCTCGTCAGATATTATACTGCTACCAACAAGAAGACGCTCATCATCGTCCCTACTACGTCCTTGGTAGAACAGATGGTCAACGACTTTAATGACTATGGATGGAATGCTGACGATCATGTGCATAAGATATATTCGGGCAAGGATAAAAATACAGACAAACCAATTATTATTTCCACTTGGCAATCCATCTACAAGTTTCCAAAAAGATACTTTGATGATATTGACTGTGTTATTGGTGATGAGGCACACCTATTTAAGTCAAAGTCCCTCACAGGAATCATGACCAAGTTACATAATGCAAAATATAGATTTGGTTTTACCGGCACCTTAGACGGCACCAAGACACACAAGTGGGTGTTAGAAGGATTGTTTGGTGATTGCGAACAGGTTACTAAAACAGATGATCTAATTAAGTCAGGTTATCTTAGTAAGTTTAGAATAAAAATTTTACTTTGTAAACATGCTCCGCAACACTTTGAATCATATCATGATGAGATGGACTACATTGTAGAGCATCGTGGTAGAAATAATCTTATTAAAAACTTAGTAAAAGATATTGAAGGAAACACTCTTGTATTATTCAACTACATTGAAAAGCATGGAGAACCACTTTTAGAATTGATAAATAGCAATATAGACCCCGGACGAAAATTATTTTTTGTTCATGGTGGTACTGATGTTGAAGACAGAGAATCAGTTCGTCAGATTACAGAGACTGAAAACAACGCCGTGATCCTTGCTTCATACGGTACATTCTCTACAGGCATTAATATTAAGAGACTACACAATATTATTTTTGCATCCCCTAGTAAGTCACGCATCCGTAATCTCCAATCAATTGGACGTGTGCTAAGGAAAGGCGAAGGCAAAGACATCGCAACCTTATACGATATCGCTGATGACATTGGCGGTCAGAACTATACCCTTAGACATTTGAATGAGAGAGTCAACATTTATAATGATGAGAACTTTAAGTATGAGGTTATAAAAGTAAACCTTAGATCAAGTTAAATATGGAAGAAGAATTTTTAGCAACTATGAAGTTAATTACAGGTGAAGAAATAATTTCAAAAGTTTCTTATATGCCTGATGATGATAGTCTTGTACTAGAAAATCCTATGGAGGTAACTTTTGTTGATCAACAAAGAAATCATTTAAAAGTTAATGGATTTTCTTTAACAGAATGGATTCATTCAACTTTTGATCATATGTTTGTTTTACCTAAACAACATATTATAACCATGACACAAGTTGAAGATAAACGTATTGAAAAATTTTACTCTGATACAGTAGCAAGACATATTAATCAAGTTAGTTCATTTAAAGATTCATATGAACCTCATAAGTTTTCTCGTACAATGGGAAACCTAGGTTCTATTAAAGAAACTAAAAAATCTTTAGAAGATCTATTTAATAAAAGCTAAGAGCTACAACCCTTCTGAACTCTGACATAGTTATCCTACTCAGGTTATCAGGATTTGTCAAGCCTTGACAATATTCATAAGATGAACTAAACTAAGAGTATCCGAAAAGGAAAAGTTCTCATGAAAAAAAAGACAGAGTATTACGTCAACAATAAAGAATTTCTAGAGGCGGTCTCTGTCTACCGGAACAAAGTGATCGCAGCAAAAGAAAACGGTCAACCACGTCCTCGTGTTCCAAATTATATTGGTGAGTGTTTCCTTAAGATTGCTACACATCTATCATACAAACCTAACTTTGTCAACTACATGTTTCGTGAGGATATGATCTGTGATGGCATTGAGAACTGCCTGCAGTACATTGACAACTTTAATCCAGAGAAGTCTTCTAACCCGTTTGCTTATTTTACGCAAATTATTTACTACGCATTTTTAAGAAGAATTCAAAAAGAAAAGAAACAATTAGAAATTAAAAATAAAATTCTTGAACGTTCAGGATATGATGAAGTGATGCATACAGACACATACGATGGTAGTATGTCAGGTATGAACGCTTCCTATTCTGACATGGGTAGCATTAAAGAAAATATTGAAATTAAAATGAATCGCTGATGCCAAATCCAAATCAACTGTATGAAGACATGTCTAAATTGAATGCTCTATATGAAGAGCTGTGTTGGGGTCCAGATGACGAACTGGTCTTTACTCATCGTCACGGCAGAGTTGTGATCTATAATAATACGTTAAGGAAACAAGCAAACAATGAGTGACAACTCTAAAATTTCTGAATATGAATGGTATGAAACACCCTATGGAAAGTTCCGTATTACAGAGAAACGCTTTGGAACGTGGGCTAGCTATGGTGAGGATGGCGAGAGCATCGTCACAGGCGGTACGAGGGAATCTGTCATGGTCGGAACGCCATTCCACTTGGAAGGTGTCGCTACTAACTGGGCAAACTGCAAATATGCAGCTACCTATGATGGAACAGTGAGCGGTAAGTTATGAAAGTTGCACTCATTACAGACCAACATCTTGATGGACGCAAAGGTTCTTTAGCGTTCTGGAATTACTTTCAGAGATTCTATGACGAGATCTTTTTTCCTACTCTTGAGAAAGAAGGTGTCAATACCATTATTGATTTGGGTGACACTTTTGATAACCGAAAGTCTATGGATTTTAATACTTTTAACCGTGTTAATGAAAATTACTTCAAGCGATTAAAAAATTATAAAGTTCATATGATCTTGGGAAATCATTGTACGTATTACAAAAATACAAATCAGATTAATTCTCCGGAACTTTTATTAGAACAGTATAATAATATTAAAATTTACGTAGATCCAAAAGAAATTAAACTGGGTAGCAAAACATTTTTAATGTTGCCGTGGATTAATGCTGGGAATAAAGAAGTAAGTTTAAAAATGATCAGCGAAAGTAATGCTGATAATGTATGTGGACATCTAGAGTGTGATGGATTTGAAGTTACCCCTGGCATGAAGTTTGATGGTGGGTTTAAAGTTTCAGACTTTAAAAACTTTAAACGAGTATGGTCAGGACACTTTCATCATAAATCTAAACATGGAAATGTTCAATACTTAGGTAACCCATATCAAATGTTTTGGAATGATTATAAGGACACTCGTGGATTCCATATCTACGATACGGAAAGTGATACTCTTAAGTTTGTCCGAAATCCATACGAGATCTTTGACAAAATCTTCTATGACGATACCAGTATGGACTACAACAAACAGGATGTGTCTGGTTATAAAAACAAGTTCATCAAGATCGTTGTTAACGAAAAACGAGACTACCAAATGTTTGAAACATTGGTTGATCGTCTTTACAACGTAGGTGTTCATGATGTAAAAATTATGGAGACTTTAGTTGACACAGAAGACCTAGATGATGTAGAATTAAACGTAAAAGATACGCTCACTCTATTGAGTGAGTATATTGATGAGATTGAACTTGCGGTAGACAAAACCGAACTCAAAAAGTTAATGCAATCTCTCTACATAGAATCATGTGAGACTGTTTAATGCATGTACATAATCACATTGCAAGATGAACCATCCGGAATTTATTCCGTATTCAATGATTCTGAAGATCGTATTATTCCATTATTTGAACAAGAAGATGATGCATTGCGTTATCTTTTTTTGTTAGAGGAGGTCAATGACAATCCTGATTTAGAAATTCTTGAAGTTGAACCCGATTTAATTATTACTGCATGTAGATCTCAAGGACAAAAGTATTCTATTATTACAGCAGACGACCTTATTATTCCCCCACCTGATAAAGAATGATTATTTTTGAAAAACTCCGTTGGAAGAATTTTTTGTCTACGGGTAATGTTTATAGTGAAGTAAATTTAGAAACTGCAAGGACAAATTTAATTGTCGGAACAAATGGAGCAGGTAAGAGCACTATCTTAGATGCTCTTACCTTTTCTTTGTTTGGAAAACCATTTCGTAAAATTCCTAAACCAGCAATGGTTAATAGTATAAACGAAAAAGATTGTTTGGTTGAAATTGAATTCCGTATCGGGAAGCAACAGTATAAAGTTGTACGTGGTATTAAACCAAACAAGTTTGAGATCTATGCGAACGGTAAATTGTGGAATCAAGAAAGTTCACTTGCCGAACAGCAGAAGAACTTTGAGAATAATGTTCTCAAGATGAACTACAAGTCATTCACACAGATTGTGGTGCTTGGTTCTTCTACGTTTGTTCCTTTCATGCGTCTTCCAGTTGCACAGAGACGTGATATTATTGAAGACATCTTAGACATTCAAGTATTCTCAACAATGAATGTTCTTCTTCGGGATAAGTCCCGAGAAAATATAGAAGAGATTCGCGAACTGGATTACCAACTTGATTTGTTGAAAGATAAGATTGAAATTCAGAAGCAGCATATGCATACGTTAGAGAAACGTACTCAAGAAGAAATTAATAAAAAAGAAGAAAAGATTAATGAGTATAAAAAAACTGAACTCCAAGGTGCTGAAGATGTAGTTATTCTAACTAATCAAATCGGTAATCTTAATAAAGAAATGGAGGGGTGTAAAACTTCTAGTGAGAAATTAAAGAAGTTAAACACTTTTCTTATTAAAGTTCAGGGTAAATTGAACACATGCAAGAAAGAACATGAGTTCTTTGAGAACAATCATGTGTGTCCTACATGTACTCAAGAACTTTCTGAAAATTTTCGTGATGAAAAGTTAGAGTCTGGAAAGACTAAGGTTGATGAAATGCTTGTAGGATATAATGATATCCTCTCTGCTATAGGAGAAGAAGAAGTTAGGTTTAATAAATTTACTGAG